TATTCGCAAGCATAGGATTTATTCAGACAGTGCGAGACCTGAGACTATTAGTTATATGCGCGGTGCTGGATTTGATTGCGTCGCTGCAGACAAATGGAGCGGGTCGGTTGCGGATGGTATTGCACACATGCGCGGGGCTTACGACAAAATATACATTCATCCGCGCTGCAGTAATCTTATTGCAGAGTTCGGGCAATACAGTTATAAGATAGACCGGCATACAGAATTGCCGACTGATCAGATTATCGACGCGCACAACCACGGTATAGATGCGCTAAGGTATGCAATCGGGAACCGTATTCGTCGATCCGCTGTCATTAAACCATCAACCGCCTTTGCCTCGCTCACCACTGGAACTAGCGCATGAAAAAAGAAGATGCACTGGCTTTGTTGCAACACGCAATTTCGGATCCGTTAGTCGCGGCTGAGCTACTGTATTTTATTTCGCGCGATAAAAGCGCGGTGCGAAATTACAGAGTAGTAGTGGCACATAAATTACTGCGTGACGGTGTGAAGCGTGTCGAGGCGAGCGAGATACTGAGCAGACGGTTTGCTATTTCTCGCAGGAGAGCTTACGAGATACTAGAGATGGCGTTAAATTATGCTTGATTGGGAGCAGCACAGAAAAGAGTTAAAAAAAACAGGCGCAACTATTGAGCTGATGGCAGAAGCTGCGTTTGTCGAGTTTATGCGGCGATTAAAAGCGGCTGGATACGACAACCCTAGAGATATACTCGCTGATATTTTGGTGGGATTTGGTGACGATTACACCGCTGAACTTGCTGCTGCGATGACGCGCACTCTGAGAAAAAGCATTTCTGCAGAATCGGTTGGCGAGATAAAAATAGGGAAGGTCACGCTAAAAAACAAACTAATTAAAGACGCCGCTGTTGTGTCTGCTGATGTTGAGCGCGTGATAAAAAAACATGTGAAGGGCTGGCAAAGCATCAACAAGCTGGCTGTCGAATTGTACGATGGCTACACAGCAGAAAAGCAGGTAATAGAGTGGAGTCCACGCAATCGAGACTTGCCGCAATATGTGCGTGAAGTTTTGAGAGACAGACCAACACAGATACAACTGGCAAAAATCACGCGCAGAGCAGTTAATGACAAAATCAAAACGCCCGCACTTCGGGCGGCATACAATGAGCTACTCGCTGAGGTTGAGCGCGGTGCAGGATTTAACGCGCTGAGTAAAAAATTAAATGTTGCGCTGAATGAGCGGATGCGTTTTCAGACTAACCGGATTGCGCAAACGGAATTGCACAGAGCGTGGTCGGACGCTCAAGCAAAAGAGCTGCTAGACAATGACGAAATAGAAGTTGTCACTTTTAAGCTGTCCTCATCGCATCCTGCTACCGATATTTGCGATGTGTACGCAATGCAGGACTTGTATGGACTGGGTAAAGGGGTATATCCGAAAGACAAAGCACCTGCCGTGCCACTGCACCCGTACTGCCGATGCAGACTGCAAGGCTCGCTGACAAAAAAAGCTGACGGCGCAAAACATAATCCGAACGCGCAGAAAGAATTGATGCAATCCATTGCAAAACAGAATGAAGATATGGCGCGAAAAATGGCGGGCAGCAATCGAAAATTAGATTTGATGTTGCGCGGAAAAAGTCTCGAATCTATCTACAACAAAGGCAAGCATGAGCAGTATCATATCGGGCGCGAAATATCATCCCTCGATTTCTAGCCGCACCGCCATCAGTTTGTAAACTTCAACGCGATCTTCGTCGGTGATTGTGCTGAGATATTTTGACCGCCACCCGTCACCGAAGATTTTTGATGCGGCAACAATTGCAGCTTCCATTGTTAGAAGTTGCGAATAAACAGACTCCAACCCATCGGTGCTTTCGTCAATTGGCATGCCGAAATAAACCAGCACATTCGTTTTTCGGCGTGTGTAGCTACCGCCCTCTGAAATGTCCTGTGGAACTATACGCAATATGGGATAGTCCTCATGGGCGATGCCTTGCTCTAATCCGATTTTGCAGGTTTTTACGCCGTCAATGTCAGCGAGTTTTGTCTTTAATTCGGTTAGCATTGGGTAGATAGAGTCGAGCATAAATCACCGAGATGCGTCAGCAGATAATGAAGGGTACAAAGGTGGCACTGTGATGCCGTTTTGATTGCTCTGTTTTGCCACGACCAAAGTAGTGTCAAATTCTTTCTGGTACGATTTCAGTTTCGTACTGTAAACATCATCTTCACCGCCTTTCTGCGACTCAAGACAGATTGCAATGTAAACGCGCAAAACGACTAATCTGTCGCGCCAGTCTTGCGACAGCACAGCGATAGACTCGACATAATTTATAGCGGCTTGCTCCCGATCATCAGTGACAAGTCTGCCGAGAAATGGGTCTGTGTAGGTTAGGTTAGGCATCTTTTAGCACTCCAGAAAAAATATCGTCAATTTCATTTGCCACGGAATCGGCGGCGCGAAATATAAACGGGTCGCCTTTGTAGCCGCCGTGCTTCACCATTTTCGCGAAAGCAAAAGCACCGCCAACAGGAAAGCGTAAAGCCTTTTTATTTTTTGGCTTGATCGTGTGAGGGCGCGAACCAAAATGCACAAATACATTATGGGGCGCAATTTTACCTATGCTTCGAATCGAGTAGCCGCCTTCTATTTTTATCGGGTTTGTGCCGAGCGAGCGAACGAGCGCTCCTGTTTTTCTGTGGCTTTCAGCGCCTTCGATTGCGCGATCAAATATCCTTTCTGCAATGATTGCAACGCCCTGCCGTATTTTGTCCGGCACCGCATCAATGCGTTTTGCTACAACATCCGTGCCGGTGATTGTTAGCCTCATTCTCGCACCTCGGCACTGCCAATCGCGTCAACGATAGACTCAAATTCTTCCGGTGGGCGATTGGAGAACAATAATTGCGCTACTGTGCGCATTTGTTCGTCAATGATTTCCTGTGGGAAATTAGCGGCAGTCAATGCGTCTAGTGTCGATAATTCCGTGGCAATATCAGCAATCTGATAATCACGGCTCCACGATGTTGTGTATATTTCGTCTGCGTTTACACCAAGCCACAATCCTGCTATATAAAAAGCCATCCGCTCAAAATCTTCCATGCGTCGCGCAAATGAAACCAGAGCAGCATTTAACGCTTGAAAACGAATAGTAAGAGCAAGCCCGCTTTCTGCTGATCGTTCACCGACTTGGCTAACATTCATGCCGATCTCGTTGACCTTAGCCTCAATATCTTTGATCACATCGCGGTATGTTTGTGCGGGCGTGTCAGGCGGTGCAACAAACGAAACGGCAGACGGTGAGATAATGCCACGGTCTTTTCCTAGATTGCCAACAGCCTCTTTAAGCGCGGTAATTAGCGCGGCTTGTCGTGTCTGTAGTGAGTCGGGAGTCTCACCGTCGATGGGTTGCAGAATCGGAAACTCGGCATTGAAGATTGGGAATGTGTGGCGGCGTAAAATCTCATCTAGTTCAGAGCGTAAATTGACTAATCGTTTTGATAGCCCAACAATTGCCGCAAATTCACCGATGCACGGGAACGCGCCGGATTCGGTGAATGCAAGTACAGGACACAATCCTAAGCCATGCTCGCCGCTTGCAACAGTGTCGCCGTCATTGTTGATGATCTGCCATTTCGTCTCATCGAAAAATCGCGTGACCGTCTGCCCATCTATCGCATCCTGAAACTCGCACGAGCTTAGTGCACCGCGCTCGTTGATTGTGTAATTGATTAACCGCTCAGGCTCAATAGCAGTAAAAAAAGGCGCGGCTCTTTCGGATAATTGCTCGGCATTCGGCATGTCGATTAGCAGCAGCATTGAGCCGCGCGCTTTTGCTTCTACAATGAAATTGTTGAAAAAGATTTCCAGCGAATTACCACGCCAATCCGCATCGTCAACAATCACAGATAAAACCGGGTTGTCTGTTTGACGCAGCGGTGGACGCTTGGCGAGGTATCCAGCGAATCGCATGCAAGCTGGACGCAGATCATTAACATACCAGCTCACCTCCTTCCGCTTGCTGAATTGGTCTACGGTTTCGCTGTTGTATTGGATCAATGCGCCACCACCGGAAAAAATACCTGTAGCGTTTAATGCCTGCCCTATCTCGCTGAATTGCTGTTGTGCAGATGCCATATCATGCCTCGCTGTTTTTGCACATGATTAGCTGAAATTGTGCGGAATTGTCGCACAAATCTAGCGTATGTTGCCCTTGTACCCATTTTCGGAGTGAGTCCGTGGATATTGAGCAATTAAAAGAAAAAATTGGTGAGGAGAGTTTTTCGGAGCTTTCCGGTTACATTTCGGGTTTGACCGGACAGCGTGACGCTGCGCGGGCTGAGAGCATTAGCGGTCGCAAAGCGTTAAAGGCAGAGGTGGAAACACTGCGTAACACGCGTGCGAAACTGTTTGAGCGTTTGGGCTTGGATGATGATGCGGATATTGACGCATTACCTGACCCGAAAGGGCAGGCAGAAGCGGCAAAGCAGTACGAGCAGAAATTAAAACGAATTGAGCGCGAATTAGCTGATTCGGTAGGGCTAAACAAAACGCTGGGCGAGAAAATCCGCTCAACTACGCTGGAAAGCGCGTTAGAAAAGGCGGTTAGTGAGTTTGAGTGGCTTGATCGTGATGTGGCTGTGATGTTAGCCAGACAGGCGATCAAGTGGGAAGACGATGACCCGTATTTTGAAGCTGACGGCAAATTGATTTCGATTGCTGACGGCGTGAAATTTTTGGCAGGTGCAAAACCGCATCTGCTGAAACAAGCTGGGGCGGGCGGCTCTGGCTTCAGAAGCAAAGGCGCGATGCCGGACGAAAAAAACCCTTGGAGTAAGGAGCATTTGAACCTTACAAAACAGGGCGAAATCTTAAAAACTGATCCGCAACTGGCGCAGAAATTGCGTTTAGCGGCATCGCGATAAATAATTTTTGAGGATAAAATCATGGCAGAAACACGCATTTCAAATGTAATTGTTCCCGCAGTATTCGTTCCGTATGTGCAAAGTCGCACAGCCGAATTGAACGCATTTGTTCAGTCAGGCGTTGTAGAAGTTGATCCGCGCATTCAGGTTGGTCTGCGTGCGGGCGGCGAGTCGGTGAATATGCCGTTTTGGAACGATTTGGGCAGCACTGAAGAAGTGTTGAGCGATCAAAAATCATTGACCGTGAACGCAATTACAGCGGGGCAGGATGTTGCCGTATTGCAGGCGCTTGGCAAGGCGTGGGGCGCGAATGATCTCGCCTATTCCCTGAGTGGTGATGACCCAATGAAGGCAGTTGGCGACATGGTCGCTGGCTTTTGGGCGCGTGTTCAGCAGGCGCGACTGTTGTCTAGCCTGAAGGGTGCGTTTGCGGCGAGCGGCGGCAGCACTGACATGACCGGCAATATTCACGATATTTCGGGCTTGAGCGCGGCGAAGTCTGTTATCAACGCTTCTACTTTTGCTGATGCGGCGTTCAAGCTGGGCGATGCGTATACCTCGCTGACCGCTGTAGCGATGCACTCGGCTGTCATGGCTGCGCTGGTCAAGTTGGATTTGATTGCAACTGCACGCGGTTCCGATGGTTCTTATTTCCAAACTTATCAGGGCAAGCGCGTTATTGTTGATGACTCGCTCACTCCAACCAGCACCGTTTATCCGACATACTTGTTTGGTGCGGGCGCGGTTGCGTATGCAGAGGGTGATGTTCGTATGCCGGTTGAAACCGATCGTAACAGTCTGTCGGGTTACGATGTGTTGATTAACCGCCGTCATTTCGTTCAGCATTTGCGCGGCGTGAAATACAGCGGCAGCGCGAAAATCAGCACCGGCGATGGCGCTAGCGGTCACCCAACTCGTGCAGATTTGGAGACAGGCGCGAGCTACACCCGTGTGTACGACAACAAGCAAATCCGCTGCGTTTTGTTCAAGCACAAAATCTAAGGCGATTATTGTGGGTCTGTTGTCATTTGTTAGCCAAGACCAGCCGGTAGCTATTGCTGCCGTGCCGGTTGCGGCTGCCAAAAAGCCAAGCGT